GAAATTTTGGGAAAGTTCCAGGATTTTGGTTTTGGGGGTTGCGGTTTCTTGTAATGTGTGAGAGGATTAACGGGAACCCCACCCACGGGCAAAAATGTTTGAGCTCACAGTGATCGCAGCCTACGGCCGCGCATACAACAGCAAGGCGGCTATATGGGCTGACTGGTCCGATGGCAAAGACTTCCAAATTGTCAGTATTGGCGGCAGCTATGGCCGTTACATAAACAACGCCGACGCGGACCGTGCGGGGCTTGCCTGTGTGCTGGTTCGTTACGGTAAGGACTACGCGAAATCTGCAAGCGTCAATCTGATCAAAGGTCGGATGAACTGATCTGCTACAGTAACAACTCACTTAAACCAACTTACGAAATCATGGTCACCACTTTTCAGGTCAACAAGACAGCCAACCGCAAGCTCACTGCAAAAGGTCAACCCGCAATGCTTGCGATGCGATCTTCTGCCGATAGTTGCCCTGCAACTTGCGAACACAAAATCAACAGAACTTGCTATGCAATGTTTGGCCACGAAGGCATGGCATGGAAGAAACTCAACGATGGAACGTCAAAACGTGGCGGTGATTGGCTGGACTTGTGCGATCAGTTGCGAGACTTAAAGCCAGCCCCTGGCACGATGATTAGGGTCAATACGGCAGGAGATCTTCCACACCATGGCGGCCGCATTGATCGGACAGTGGTGGGCTTTCTAGCTGACAGCTTCAAGTTTCATAAGCTGAGGCCGTATGGTTACACCCACCACATCCACAGCACGGAAAATTTAGAAACGGTTAAAAGACAGAATCAGGCAGGTTGGACAATTAACCTATCCTGCAACTCCGAAGCACAGGCTTCTGAGATGACACGGCAAGGCTTCGCTTCTGTTTGCGTTGCTGCTACTGATGATGAGCGCAAGCACTGGACCGATGAGCACGGCGTCAAGTTTGTTGCCTGCCCCCAGCAGTATCGGGACAGCGTCACCTGTCAGGCTTGCAAGCTGTGCGCGAAACCTTTGGAAGCTCAACAGGCAAGCGAAGGTTTTAGGAAGTGTGTCGTTGTGTTTAAGGCGCACGGCGCTAGGAAGAAAGCGCTTAGCCAGTGGATCGTTGACAGTGTGACAGCTTGAGAATTGATTGGAGCGTCACCACGTCGACAGCTGCTGATCAGTTGCTACAGTAGAAACCGAAAGGAGAGCAACACCTAAGCCCTTTCGGTTCCGCTTCTAATGATCACCACTTCCACCGCTGCGATCATCGCGCTGATTCTTCTACCGCTGATCGTGATCGTATGGGCCACAGAGTCCAAGGCTCAACGACAGACACGACAAGCCAAACGTCTTAGCCGTCACTACGGACTGAGCCAGCGTCAGATCTCACAGCAACTAGGCATCAGTCAATCCACCGTGTCGCGTCGCCTAGCGCGCGCTTAGTGAGATAAGCCTCAGCTTTTACAATCTTTAACATCACTATTTCTTATCATGCCTAACTTCATTTCTCAGAAACTATTATCAGTCGGCTTCTTTGGTCTCATCGCTACCACGTGCACAGTGGGCGCTGTAGGCGCTGCTCACCTGCTACAGGCACACCCAGACAGCGAGCACGCCACAGCGCGCGTCTGTTTGCTGCTGGGCCTAGCCACCACTGCCGGTGGTTCCCTGCTGTGCGCAGCCGGCGCAGCCATCGACGAAGATTGAGCCCGCGTCACAAAATGTAACAATTGACCCGTTCTCAACAAGGGGGGCGGGTTCGCAACAAGGGCGGATCGCGTAAGGACATAGGGAACCTGCTGGTACGTGGGAAACATCTGTTACTGTAATACTAGAGGGGTATCCCCCAAAAGTCAACTATCCTGTAGTACAGGCCCCCAAAAAAAATACGCACCCAATACCTTCTACTGTAGTATGGCTGTACGTACACCACCCCCGCTATCGCTACGGCACGCACAGGGTGAAGTTTTCAACAGTGACACCCGCTTCCGCGTACTGGTCGCAGGCCGCCGCTTCGGGAAGTCCTACCTAGCCTGCATCGAACTCTTGCGTGGAGCGATCGCCAAACCCGGCGAAACCTTCTTTTATTGCGCCCCCACGTACCGAATGGCAAAGGACATCGCCTGGAAGGTGATGAAACGCATCGTCCCAGCTGCCTGGATCAAATCCAAGAACGAAACCGACCTCAAGCTGGAACTTGTCAACGGCTCCACGATCGAACTAAAGGGCACAGAAAACGCAATGGCACTCCGAGGCCGCAGCCTTTCCGGCGTAGTCCTCGACGAAGCCGCCTTCATGGACGCCGCTGTCTGGTTCGAGGTGATCCGCCCCGCACTAGCCGACAAACAGGGCTGGGCACTATTCATTTCCACCCCCGATGGAACGGCCAGCTGGTTCTACGAACTCTGGCAGTACTGCATCACAGGCGACGCTAACTGGAAACGGTGGAGCTTCACTACGATCGAAGGCGGCAACGTCCCACCGGAAGAAATCGAAGCTGCACGGGGTCAACTCGACCCACGAACTTTCCGCCAAGAGTTCGAGGCCAGCTTCGAGAACCTATCCGGCCTCGTTGCCGTCTCATTTAGCGACGCCAACATCAGCACCGCCGCAAAGGACATCCCAATCCTCCCACTACTACTGGGCGTCGACTTCAACGTGGACCCAATGACCGGCATCTGCGCCGTCAAGGACAACGACACCCTCTACGTATTCGACGAAATCCACCTAACAGGCGGCGCCACCACCTGGGACTTCACCGAAGAAGTAATCCGCCGCTTCGGCCTGGAACGTCGCATCATGGCCTGCCCGGACCCAACAGGCGGCGCCCGCAAAACCCAAGGCGTAGGCGCCACAGACCACAACATCCTGCGAAAATCCGGCTTCCGCGTCTGCGCCCCACGCAGCCCCTGGAAAGTACGCGACAAAATCACCGCCGTAAACACCGCCCTCTTAGACGCCACTGGAGCGCACCGCTGCTACATCCACCCACGCTGCAAGGAACTAATCAAGTCCTTCCGCAGCCTGACCTACGCCCCTGGAACGGGCCTCCCAAACAAAAACCTCGGCGTAGACCACGCCTTCGACGCCTTCGGCTACCTATGCCTGCAACAATTCAACCTGGCAAAATCAGGCGTAATGGGCACAACTTCATATAGGTTGTATTGAGCTACACAAACTAATGGTTAATTACGAGGGGCCAAAAAAGCGAACCCGTGGTGATAAACGCGCCCAAGAATACATCGAAGCACGGCAACGCCGCATGTACCGCCACCAACTGGACGGCCACAGCGTGCGTCAAATCGTATATGAACACAGCGCCCGCGAAGGAGTCAGCATCCCCACTGCCTGGCGCGACTGGGACCAAGTAAAAACCTGGACCGAAGAGGACTGGATCCGCGACCGCGAAGCCATGCTGGGCCGCATCCAAACCATGCGCCTCCGCGTCGTCCACGCCGCAATGAAAAAAGGCCACTACCAAGTCGCCGCCCAAGTTCTTGATTCCCTGGGACGTGTCCTCGGCGAAAACACCCCAGAACAAGTATCCGTCCAAGTGCCTTCTCTAAATATCCAAGTCGAACCCAAAGTAGTTACCGCCCAACTACCGCAAAGCGACGTAATCGAAGCCGAAATAACACCACAAAAAGAGGTAGATTCAGCTGAACCCGCCCCATAAATCAATGCCCGGACAATACGGCCAAGGCAAAAAGAAGAAGCCCAAGGGAAAGAAAGGCCCCAAGAAGTAGAATATGGACAGCTGTCGCGATTTCCATGGCAAAACGCGGTTTATACGCCAATATCCACGCTAAACGTAAGCGCATCAAGGGTGGCGCGGACGAAAAGATGCGCAAACCAGGCTCAAAAGGCGCCCCAACCGCTGGAGCGTTCAAAAAAGCGGCCAAAACAGCCAAAAAACGTAAACCAAAGGGCAAAAAGTAATGGCAATTGTCTCCATTACTGACACAAAACGCTACACAAACGTAGTGGAGTACACGGGTGGCACGATGACCACCCTTAACGACGAAATGCGCATCCATGCGCACGCCGCAGAGTTTGTTTTTGCGGTCGATTCCAGCACAGAAGCCAACTTCAAGCTCGCTTTTGAAGCCTCCTTCAACGGCGGCACCAGCTGGTACGAAATCGACAGCAGCAAAACCATCAACAGCTCCGGCGAATATGTCTACTACTACAGTGGTAAGACAACTTCCACAATTCGAGTGCGTTTAAGCCAAATAACGTCGGGCACCCCTAGCGTCACGCCACACATTGCAGTCACCTTTAACGGCTAATGGGAACTCGAATCATCACCGGCTTCTGCACACACCTTGAAGTGGACTCAGAAAGCCGCACCACCGAAGCCTCATTCGCCTTCATGACACCACAAGACCCCGAGGACTTCGCGGGTCTGATGGTGCGTCTTGCCAGCGGCATCGAAGTAATGATCGAAGTCGAGGACGAAGATGGTTGAATACCGCGGCGAAAAATTCAGCGGCTACAACAAGCCAAAGCGCACCCCAAACCACGCAAACAAAAGCCACGCAGTGCTCGCCAAAGAAGGCGACACGATAAAGCTGATCCGCTTCGGCCAACAGGGCGTAACAGGCAGCCCAAAAAAGGATAACGAAAGCGAATCCTCGCGAAAGCGCCGCGAAGCATTTAAGAAACGCCACGCCGCTAATATCAAAAAAGGTAAAATGTCCGCCGCTTACTGGGCAAATCGCGAGAAATGGTGACTAAGTGACCTATTCAGTTCCCGGCCAAATCCGCACCCACCTTGTAAGCTCCAACACGCTTGGTGGAGCTGACAGTCCGTTCACCCGCACCCAGGCGGTGCTGGACATGATGAAGGGCTGGGAAATCATGAAGGCCGTCACCCTTGGGACGGAATACCTCCGCGAAAACAGCGAAGCCTTCCTACCAATCGAACCCCGCGAGGACTACACCGCCTACCTAGCCCGCGTAAACCGCGCAGTATTTTCACCCTTTACTCAGCGCCTGGTGCGTGCCGCTGCAGGACTAATCCTGCGCAAGCCCATCAGTTTGGTAGGCGACCCATACTGGACCGATATTTTCGCAAAAGACGTTGACGGTTGCGGCTCAGATGTAGACGAGTACGCCCGCCGCCTGCTGCTGTGCTCATTAACCTACGGCCATTGCCACACGCTGGTAGATTTCCCCGCACCAACGGGTGCCCGCAGCCTTGCAGAAGAACGCGAACTTAACCGCCGCCCATACTGGATCGAAATCGACCCGGACAACATCTACGGCTGGCGCCTGGACCGTGAAGTCAACTACGGCAATTTAGTACAGGTACGCATCAAAGAAAAAGCAGTAGTACCTGACGGCGAATTTGGCGAGAAAGTATATGACCAGATCCGTGTAATCGAGCCCGGCCAATACCGCATCTACCGCCAAGTAGAAACGAAAAAGGACTTACAGGGCGGCTACCCATATCCAAACGCCTTCGACGCAACGGACGCCACCTGCGACTACGAGCTAGTGGAATCAGGCGACTACAGCCTGGGCCAAATCCCCCTAGTAACAACCTACGCAGGCAAGGTTGACACCCTCACAAGTAAGCCGCCCCTACTAGACATTGCATATTTAAACCTGGCCCATTTCCAACGCCAGGCCGATTTAATCCACAGCCTGCACATCGCAAGCCAGCCAATCCTTGTCCTCGAAGGCTGGGACGACCAATCCAAAGACGTAGCTGTAAGCGTCAACTACGCCATGGCCAGCCAGCCTGGCAACAAGGTTTATTACGTCGAACCAGCTGCAAACGCATTTGAAGCGCAGTCCAACGAAATCCGCGAGCTACAAATGCAGATGGCCACTCTGGGCATCAGCACATTAAGCCAGCAAAAGTTTGTTGCCGAGTCTGCCGACGCCCGCCGCCT